GTTAAGTCCTACTTATTCCTATGCAAGAATTTATAAAAAAGGAGATGTCCTAGCTCGACATAAAGATAGATACTCATGTGAAATATCTACTACGTTGAACTTGGGTGGTGAGCCATGGCCCATATATTTAGATTCAACTGGAAAAAAAGGTCAAGCTGGAATAGAAATTAATTTAGATCCAGGAGACATGTTAATATATTCTGGTTGTGAATTAGAACATTGGCGTGAAGAGTTTAAAGGTAATGACTGCGCTCAAGTTTTTTTACATTATAACAAACAGAATTTCTAAAACATCTAAAGCTAATCAATTTGACAAAAGACCTTTACTTGGATTACCTGCTTGGTTTCAAGGTGTTAAGTTGACAAAAATTAAAAAATAGCTTATAGTGTAATCTTGTGAGGGGATGATCCACCACTGATTCCCCTTACTTAAACCTATTGAATTTACTTACAATCTGATATAATACCTACTAAACAGGTTTTTATATGCTACAAAAATTAGGCTTTGCTCCAGGATTTAATCAACAAGTTACTGAACTAGGTGCCGAAGGGCAATGGTTTGATGGTAATAATGTTAGGTTTAGGTATGGATCAGCGGAAAAAATAGGGGGTTGGCAACAGTTAGGGCAAGATAGACTAACAGGTGCGGCCAGAGCTATTCACCATTGGGATGATAATTCTGGTGTTAAATACGCAGCAATAGGTACTAACAGAATTCTATATGTATATTCCGGTGATATCTATTATGATATTCACCCTATTAGAGCTACTTTAACAGGAGCAAAATTTACAAGTGCATCATCATCTAGAGAAGTTACAGTAATATGCACTGGATCACATGGTTTATTTGAAGATGATATTGTTATGTTTGATAATGTGACAGGGGTACCTGTTTCATCTACTTATAGTAATGCAACATTTGAAGATATAAAGTATATGGTGACTTCAATCCCATCTACATCAACTTTTACAATTACAGCAGATGCCCAAGAGTCAGGAACACCTTTGACTACAGGTGATGGCAACAGCACTTCTATTCTTTGTTATGAATCAGTAGGGCCCTCACAACAACTTGGTGGATTTGGATGGGGTGCAGGTTTATTTGGTGGTACAAGTATTGGTCCTGCAACCACAACCTTGGCTTCTACTATTAATAATACTGTGACTGATATTCCTTTAACAAACTCAGCAGCTTTTCCTTCATCAGGAGAAATTAGAATAGGGACCGAGGACATAAGTTTTACAAATAATAATACTACAACTAATATATTAAGTGGTGGTGCAAGAGAAGTTAATGGAACTACAAAAGCGGCACATAGTGGTGGCGTTACAGTTACAAATATTTCTAGTTTTTCTGGTTGGGGTGATCCAGCTTCTTCTGACTTTACAATTGATCCTGGTTTATGGGTGCTTGATAATTTTGGTACAAAATTAATTGCACTTATTTATAATGGCAAATGTTTTGAATGGGACGCTTCAGCCCCTGGTGCAACATCAACAAGAGCAACTATTTTAGCAAACGCGCCAACAGCATCACGTCATGTATTAGTGTCAACTCCTGATAGACACTTAGTATTTTTTGGAACGGAGTCTACAGTTGGGGACCCAACAACTCAAGATGATATGTTTATTAGATTTTCTGATCAAGAAAATATTAATGGTACAGATGCGTACACAGTTAAAGCAGAAAATACTGCAGGCACACAAAGACTTGCTGATGGTTCTAAAATTATGGGAGCTATTAAAGGTAGGGATGCAATTTATGTTTGGACTGATACGGCATTATTTTTAATGAGATTTGTAGGACAACCTTTTACTTTCTCTTTTGAACAAGCAGGTACTAACTGTGGATTGTTTGGTAAAAATGCTTGCATCGAGGTTAATGGTTCTGCATATTGGATGTCAGAAAATGGTTTTTTTACATACGATGGTCAGCTACAAGCCGTACCTTGTCTTGTTGAAGATACTGTTTATGATGATATAAACGCTACAGCTAGGGATCTTATTAATTGTGGTTTAAATAATTTGTTTGGAGAAATAAATTGGAACTATTGTACAGCTGCATCAGATCAAATTGACAGAGTAGTTACATTTAATTATTTAGATTCATCTGCAAAAAGACCTATATGGACTACTGGTAGAATTAACACCGAAAATAATTCTCTTGGACAAGCTACAAAAATAGGTTTACCAAGAGCAGCTTGGCAAGATTCTGCTGTATTTGATACACCACATGCTACGCAATACGATCCAACAAATGATGATTGTTACGATGTTATTGGCAATACGGACGGAAGTACTATATACTACAGCCACGAAACAGGATTTGATCAAACAGATGCTGGAGGAGTTACTACTGTATTAAAAGGTGAAATAATATCAGGTGATTTTGATATCACACAAAAAAGAAGTAACACGGGTCAAGCTGTTGGTACTCCAGATATTAGAGGAGATGGGGAATATATTATGAGAATCAGCAGATTCATACCAGATTTTATAAGTCAAAATGGTTCCACTAGAATTACGTTTTCACTTAGTGATTATCCGGCAAGCACACCAAGAACGGCAACTTTTGATATTACATCAACAACAACTTTTAAAAGCACTAGACTAAGGGCAAGAGCTATCGCATTACAGGTATCTAATGTAGATTCTAATTGCGATTGGAAACTAGGTACATTTAGATTAGACATTGCACCAGGAGGAATGAGATAATGGCTGCACCACTTTTTTATAATCAAGGAGATCAAGCTATCTATAATTCAGGTATGAGTTTTGTACCTCAAGAAAAATATAGATTAGGTTACACGGCACCTACTGTTAACGAACAAAAAATTGCACAAACATTCGGTATACCTAATACAAATGCTTTTACAAATAGTGGTGGTAATAATTTTAATCAATCAGGAAATGCTTTTGGTTATGGTTCTCCTGTAAGTGAAGTCAATGTAAGAACTTTTAATCCTCAATCAAATGACCCTACTGGTTCAGTAGCAAATGCACAAACTATGTATAACAAAGCTAGTAATGCAGGACCTATGGTTGAAACTTTCACAGGGATGAGACCTTCTGAAAGTGTAATGGATTATTACGGTGGGCAAATAATGGACAACAGAGAACAGTACGGGGCACAGGGACAATACAATAGTCCTTATGATGATACTGTAGATTTAGGTTTTAGAGGTAGGGATACAACAACTAGTTTAGAAGGCCGTATTGGTAAAGATGGGGTAAGAAGAAGAAGCGGTCTTGGTAAAGCAATAGATTTTATAACAGATTTTATACCTGGAATCGGTGCTGTGAAAAGAGGAGCAAAATTTATAGGCGGTCTTATGCCTGACAATCCAAATGGTCCAGGTGGCGGGAGCTATGGTATTGGTGGATTAAGTGATGCTCAAAAAGAAGCTTACAATTCTTTAGCAAAAAACAACGCATTATTTTCAGGATCCAGTGGATTTAAAACTTTAACAGGTAAAAACTTTAATTTATCAGATAAAGCTTTTGGTAATTATATGAGTAAACAAAGAGATATTTTTAATGATCTTACGAGTCAGGGTTTATCAGTAAATGAAAAAGGTGAAGTTGTAGATGATGATGGTAATGTCGTGACAGGTTTTAAAGCTAAACAACTGTTAGAAGCATCTGCATTACATAAAGATAAAATTGCAAAAGAAAAAGAATTACAACTTGCAGAAAAAAATAGACTAGCTGGTTTAGTAGGTACAAGAGGGACTGATCCAAACACTGGTACATCAAGTATTATTCAAGGTGAAGGTGGTGGAAACACTCCAGGTACTAGTAGAGCGTCCGACCATGGTAAAGCTGCAGGCCTAGGTCACAATGCAGGTAATGTAAGATCTGCTAATAAAGCAGGTACAGGTTCAGCTCAAGGTTACAATCAAAATTTAAGAAAAGGTGGTAGAGCCGGATACTTCTTTGGTGGTAGAGTAAACTATAAAGTAGGTGGTAGAGTTAGTTTTAAAAACGGAGGCTTAGCAAGTATTTTATAATGGCAAAAATTGTACAATCATTAACAAGAGCAGCTAAAGAATATGAACAAAAAAATGTTCAATCATTGGTTAGAGATCTTGATGGTGTAATAAATAAATTAAACACTTCTTTTCAAGAAGAACTTAAACAGGAGATAGAAGCTAAAGGTTTCTTTTTAGAATAATGGCAGTAGTAAACCAATACAAATTTAAAGGTATAGATAACGATACAACTGGTAATGCTTTGGTTCCATTTGGAGCAGGTAATCCTTTGGTAAATGAAACTATAATTATTAAATCATTGCTTGTTACATCTGCTGGTACACCTAGTGTGACCGTAACTAATAACAGTATTACAGCTATTAAATCAGCAGCATTGACAGCAAATGTTACTACACAGTTATTAACACAACCATTGATCGTAGAAGGTGGGTCTGCTTTTACTATACAATCAAGCACTACAGATTCATTTGACATAGCCATCAGCTACTTAAATATTAAAAAGGAGAAAATAGACTAATGGAAATATTACATGCAAAAGTAGAAGAGACTTACAGACACAAGGAAACTGGAGAGATTTTTAAGGAAAGAAAAGACTGGGAAGCTAAAGGTTTTAAGGCAGAAGAGATGGCACAGGACGTAAAAGTTATAATGCCAAGTCTTGATTTGTTTAGTAAAACCAAGTAGAACAGATAAACTAGGATTAAAATATGGCTATTTCAAGAATGCAACAACCCAGACAAATGTATAACCAAGGCGGCTTAGGGGCTTTAGATGCTCCAAGACAGGGTTACTTTTTAGGTAAACTTGTTAAGAAAGCTACACGTGCTGTTAAGAAAGTTGTTAAGAGTCCATTAGGTAAAGCTGCCATGATAGGTGCTTTAGGTTTTGGTATACCCGGAACTAGTATAGGCGGTTTATTTGGGAGAGCAGGTTTTGGAGGAGCAGCAACAGGTTTATTAGGTAAACAAGGT